CATCAAACAAGCCACTCGCCTTAAGGCAGAGCGGATCAAGCAAGCCGCTCAAAATGAACGCTCCGAGAAGGCGAGAGTCGCCGCTGAGGAGCGCCGCAGCGCCCGTGCGCTGGAACGCGCCGAACTCAATCGCATCCTCACTGAAGAGGCATTATCCGAGCAGCGTAGTCGTCAAGAGCGGAAAGTGCGCATTGACGCCCGTCGTGCGGTTATTTTTTCTAGGGCAGTCCCTGATAGAGACAAACTTAGCCCCCAACAATTGACGAAGGCACTGCTGCGAGTCGATAACCCTATTGATATACTGCGTGCGGCGGGTCTCGACGAAGAGAAGATAGAGGTAGTCACGCGGGAACTTCGCAAGGCTGGATCGTCGGCAAAGGGTATGGTTGAAGCCCTACGGCGGGCGGATATTCCCGATGAAGAAGCGGAGGCGTTAGCCCTCGCGCTGCGCGACTCAGTGAATACGTCAAAGGCATTACGCGCCGAAACACAAGAGCCTTATGCACGTCTGCGCCGAGTATCCGAGCAGGGGGTGCGCCTGTCCGAGGTCGGGTTCACGGTAGGGGCTGCGGGCGCGGCTGCGATTGCCCCGTTCATAGCCGCCACCACGCGCTACGCCGAACGCTATAAGGGCTTGACTGATGCCGCTAATGAATTTACCCGTGTCCAATACGCGCAGCAAACGGCAATGGATAAGTTTGGGCAAGTGGCTGCCCAATCCGTTATCCCCGTCCTCCATACCATTAGCGATCTCCTGAAAGCGATTGCCGACTTTGCCCAAGCAAATCCTGGGCTAATTGACCTCGCCGTAAAAGGCGGTATTGGGCTGGCAGTAGCGGGGACGTTTGCGGTAGTGGCTGGACGGCTACAGTCGGTCATAGCCCGTTTGCTCTTGTTAGCCCTCCCCAACGCCCCCGGCTCACTCACTGGAACGCTGTCAGGGGTGGCGGGGAATGTGCGACTGGGCGGTTTAGAGAGCGGACTGGGGAAAGCGGCGCTGAAGTTGGCGGTGGGGGTCACGGCGGTTGCCGGAACAGTCAACCTACTCGGCGGCGCTATTGACACACTTGCTCAGAGGACGGACGCGGTGGGCGCGGCGTTCCAGAAGATACAAAGTCGCATGGACGTGACGGGCGACGGGTTCGTAAACTTTGACGACGTACTAGCGGCGCTCCGCGTAGGTATTTATACGGTGGTAGACGGATTTTTCCGTGTGGCGACGGCGATAGCTACCTTTGGTGACGGGTTAGGTAAAGTTTTAGAAGATATTGGCAGGCTGATACGGGACACGTTTGAACGTACCCGAAACGGGTTGGCGGGAAAAGGATTCGTCAGCGATACGTCCTTGAAGGAAGGGGAACTACTTACAACCTATCAGACCCTAACCCAAAGGCGCGTAGAGGCTTTTGAGAAAACGAAGTCGGGGTTCGATAGGGACGCCTACATTGCCGCAAGTATGGCGCAAGGGAAAAGTCTCCTCCAAGCCTCTTTTGAAGCCAAAGAGATCGGTGAAAAATACACGGCGGACGCGAGGGCTGAATTTGAACAATTATCCATTGCCGTAGAGGAAGCCCGAAAAGAACTAGAGGCATTCCGTGCCGCCAACACGCCTCAGGATATAGGGCGAGGGCTATCCCCGACGGCGCAGAAGATTGAGGATGAGCGGGTTAGGGTTTTGGCGGGGTTGGCGGAGTTCGTCCGTTCCGGCGATATTGGGTCTATCGGGCGCGCGCCCTCACGGGAGACGGACGTTGTTAAGAAACAGGCGGCGGAAGCGCTGTTTAACCCTGACGCGGTGAATGCCTTCATAGAGATGCGTAAAGGGGAAATTCAAGCCGAACGGGAGTATCAGAAGAGCCTAGTGGACGCCCGTCGTTCGTTCCGCCTAGACGACTTGAGGAACGAGCGGGAGTATCAGCGCTCACTGGCGGAAGCGCGTCTAGCCTTCCAGAGGTCGGAACGGGATGCGCTGGAGAAGTATGAGTTCGATAGGGAAAAAGACAGGCGCGATTTCGCCCGTAAGGAAGCAGAGATTGAGCGGGAGCGGGCAAGAGAGAGGCAGCGCCGTCTACGGGAACTCTATGATCGCCTATTAGAGTTCGCCGCCGCCCGTGACGTGGCTGGTTTCGTTGAAGAACAGAAGCGCTTTCGCCGTGAACAGGCGGAGGAGGCGCGGCAAGCCGCCTATGAAAAGGCGCAGCGTAAGCGCGATTTTGACATCCAAGCGGATGAAGCCCGACGCCAATTCGAGTTCGATAGGGCGCTGGCTGCCCGTCAATTCCAAGAGAAGTTGGCGGATATGGCACGCGCTCACGAGGTGGAGAAGCAGGAACGACAGCGCCAGTTCGATGAACAATTGGCGCAAATGAAAACAGAGTATGAACGGCAGAAGGTAGAGCGGCAACGGGCGTTTGCTGAACAGTTGGCTGAACTTGCCAGTAATGAGGCGGGACTAAACGACATACGCAATCGTTTCTACCAACAGCAGGTTGCCGACTATGCCACTTTCATCAAGGCAAATCAGGATGTTCTGCGGGCAGCCCTCGCCGCCGCGTATGGGACACAAGCTGCCTCACCGACAGGTGGAGGGGCTAGACAGCCTGTGGGGGGCGGGGCGCGTAATATCCCTATACGCGGACAGTACATTCCCTCTTTCGATACGGGCGGTTACGTCTCACAGGATATGGTAGCGCTAGTGCATCGAGGCGAGCGCGTTCTATCGCCTACTGAAACAGCCCGCTGGTCGCCGATGATTGATGGACGTGGCGGACGAGGAGGCGGGGTGACAGTTTATGTGACGGGGAACGCTATAGGCGACTTGGTATCCAGTTCTGATTTAAACAGTTTGGGCGAGGAGATTGCCCAAGCCATTGCGAGAGGGGCGTAACCTATGGCACTCACAGAATGCCGTCTAGCGGTAGGGGCGGTGGCAGCGGCTACCCTGAATGGGTCAAGTAGCTACCTTATAGAAAACTTCCCACTGCAAAGTGATCAGAATTTACTGAGGGCATGGACATGGTTCGATGATGATCTAACACCCTTGCCCGCCTACGAACGGCGTCAACTCTACATGGACGGCATCTATCGGGTGGATGGGGGGCTAGTCGGCGCTCTTGGTTTTCGATATATGACCGAAGGGCAAATTCTCTACCTCGATACCCTACTGGTCATGTCTCGTAGTGCGCCAACGACGCCAACGGGGGTGACGTTCAAGATGCGTGCGGAGACGGGCGCGTACATCATTATCCATGCCTATTTAACCCGCCCGGACTTCTCGCAGCTAGAGCGCGGTGAGCGCGGCGTTGAAAACGTTGTGTATACCTATGCAAATGGGACTATCGTTACCTAATGGCTGTAGACCCTGTTCTGACTTCAACTGAATTGACCGCGTTGGGCGGTGCGACCAGTGTTCGCCGTTACCTATCCTATGCCCCGCTCACCCTTGTGGGCAGCGCCTCTATTGTGAGCGGGTCGTACCCCGAAACGTCCGCCTATCTCAATGTCTCCTCACCAACCGCCGGATGGTCTAATGTGAGGGCTGGCATGACGGCAGTGGTGAATGACGCTAATGGCAACCCCTACGGCTGGTATCGCATCCGCGCCACCCCCACCTCCTCGGTTGCCTATATCATGGAAACAGCCCTCTATGACACTGGATTAGTCCCCCAAAGTACCTATGTACCACTGCCCAGTGCGGGGACGATCTACGTCTATGATAATTATGCCCTCTGGTCGGTGCTGCCGCGTATCCTCTACACGCGAGGTGACGCGGGCATCCTCTACGAGGACTATGACGCAAGTGTAGGGACGAACAATACTACCCCGAACGTGATCGCCAACGTGCGCACGCGGGGGGTAAACCAGCCCTATCGTGGCGGCAAGCACTACTCTACTTGGGTAGACAGCGGGGTAACCACAGCCACGATCCAATGGACGGCAAGCGTTATCAAATGGGCAACCTCCAGCGGCTCATCCGTGTCCTATGCTTGGTCAATCCCCTCTGGCTGGACAGCCGTTACAGGTACTACGACGGATACCCTCCAGGCGACTGTGCCACAGGGTCACCACATCTTGAAGCTGACAGTGACGGATAGTATTGGCGGGGTAACCGAAAGTGTCTCCCATGTGTGGGTGCATGGGTCTAGTTACGAGCCTATCCCCCTATTGAATGTAGACTCCGACACGGAGGATAGGACGGGGAGGCGGATTAGCTTATCCGTTCTGCGCAATGATGTGCGTATCCCCGACGGGGTGATGGTGAACTACTGGGAAAGGGCAACTTGGAATGGCACAGTCCCTAGTGGCAATACGTTCACCACGCAAATGCCAGGCTGGATTGTGCGGAACTCCTATACCTTTGAAGGCGTCCAGAAAACCGCCGCCCCCGAATTGCTATCGCCGTCGTTCTGTATGCAGATGTTGGGGGGATACAGCCAATATTTTGAGCGCAAGGCATCCCCCGCCAATTGGCAAGAGCTTGTTCCGGCATTGTCTACCGTGCATTTTGTCATTTATCACATGATGCGGCATCGGGCGGGGAACTTGCTCAAGCTGTTCAATTACGAGCCGCTCACTACGGACAGTGCCTCTGGTCGTATGCCCGTGTTCAAAGTAGACGGCTCCAACCTCCTCGAACAAATGCAAACATTGGCGCGTTCGTTCTATCAATCCAACTGGGGGTGTGACAGCGAGGGCAATTTCTGGATGCGCAAGCACCCCTCATTTATGACCTCTGGCGAACGTTCGGCGGTACATGTGCGGGCGACACTCGGCAGCGAACATGTTAGCGCGGCGGACGTTACGCGGGAACTGCGCCCTAAGACCCGAAAGGTACGAGGGGAGTCCTTCTACAATGATGGATCAGCCACCTTACCCACACCCTACCTATCGGATGCGCCTGGCAATGCTCCTGGGCAAGGCGTACAGGAAACAAAGGTAGAAGGGCAGATACTGGACGCCGGACAAAGCGAGATAAACCAACTAGCGGGGAACTATTGGGCGTGGCAAAACAATCCGCTGTCTGAAGTGAGCGTGGTCATCCCTAAAAACTGGGGTGTATTTTCACCATCCCAGATGCAGTTTGTCTCTCTGCAACTACCAGACACCTACGTGACCGAGGAAAGTCTGTTCAGCGCGGACGTGCGCTTTATTCCGAGCAGTGTCTCCAGACAGCACAGCGGATCAACGGTCACCACGAGGCTGACAGTTGAAGGCGAGACGTTAGGCGGTCTAGGGGCAACCGTCCCCGTCCCACCGCCTAATGTACAGGTCTATACGCCGCTACCGATCATCCCGTCCATCACCCTCCCCCCGCCACCACCCCCGCCTGTAATTCCGCCTGAGCCACCTGTTATTGAGGTGCCGGGGGAGCCTGTGTCGTACACAGATGGGCGCTGTGTCGTAACCCTAGAGGATGCAGCTGTCTACCGCACCACCTCCTTTCTAGACCCTACGCCTACATGGGAGAATGTCACCCCCACTCTGGGTAGCGGCTATACGATAGCCTCCGGCGTGCCGAATTTGCAGTCGGTACGGCATCGAGGGTGGTATCTCGCGGCGACTAATGGGACGCAAAGTAAGGTGTTTTATACCGCAGACATGTGGGCTGAGGCGGTTAGTTGGCAAGAAGGTGCGGTTTTCGATGGGGCAGGGCTGAAAATCGTATCCTATCGGGATACCCCTCAATCGGCATCCATCTACACAACGACTGGCAGCGGCACACTCACCTACGACTTCACCATCGATGAGCAGGGGTGGGCGGCAAGTAGTGGGCTGCCCGCCAATTACGTCGCCGCTACCGGATGGGAGGACACCTATCCCCCAGACCCCGACAGCATCTATTTAGACTCACCTTCCTTCAGCGCACGGTTTGTCTCCTCAGTCACAGTCAATTTTTCTACCTCATGGACGGGGACAAACCCCCTTATCCTCATTCAGGCGACTGATTTGACGACTATAGGATCAAGCGCATCTACGGGGACGAGCATCACTATATCCGTCAATCAGGTAGTGAGCGCCTTTAAGCTAGTTGCCGACCCCTACTTCGGTGGTGGCGAACATTTCAGCGGATACCTCACGGGAGTCGTCGTCAATGCGGTAGACGGTGCGAGCGTGGTCACTGTCTCGGACTACGGTAATACGGTAGATGTGACGCGCATGGTGGGGGCGGGAACAGCGCAAGCGTTCGATGCGGGATACACTGGAAATGCTTTTCTAGCAGGGGCAGAAGAACAAGTCTACCGTGCGCAGGAGATCGGTGGGACATACAGCGCCGAAACAGGCGGGACGGTCACGGGGACAGACCCTAATGGGTTGTTAGTCATGTGGTATCGTTGGAATTCTACTGGGTTGACAAACTACACAACCGAACCCGATTACATCTTCGGGACGGCGGCAGCCCTGTCCAGCCAGTACTTGCACAGGGTGGTTGGGGGCGTGCGCACGGGGATCACACCTAGTGGGGCTGGTGCGGTGGTGGGCATCAACGGACTAGCCTCTTGGAAGGGGACACAGTTGTTCGCCTTGATGGACGTTAGTGGAACGCCTCATCTGTTCAGCAGCGCAAACGGCGGGGCGACATGGACAGACAGGGGCGCAATTGCCAACGCATCCTCCGTCCGTGTCCGGCGCTTTTCGGCTGAGCCGAACATGACCCAGAGGCAGTTGGTTATCGCACGCGGCACGAGCGGGCTATACTACTCACCGGACGGCGGGGCGACGCTTACGAATAAAGCCGCCCCTAGCGCTAATGCTCAACTCTACGCGGAGTTTTTCGGCTAATGCTATCCCAACGAGTGCGCTCACTACTTGCCAATGCCGGACGCCGAATTGGGCAGCACTACGGCTTTTCCGATCAGCAGTCCGCCTATCTAGGGAAAGGCGACGGTCTGGGGGCGATCATTGCGACTGAGGCGGCTTACCCGCGTTCTGTGTGGTGCTACCGTGATACTACGGAGGGGCGGCGCATCTTTACGGCGGTACTGGGCGACGGTTGCGGCGTACCGTATGAGAACAATCCGGCGTTCGAGGGGAAACCTGTCACGCTTGCTTTTCCGCCAGCCAGCACAATTCTAACGGTCATCGGCTCTACTGGTTTTGAGGCGACACAGTACACGGGAGGGGTCACGCTCATCGAACAGAAGATAGCCGATGCATCCTTTGTCCAGCAAAATCGCCTCATGCCGCTCTTTATCGCCCCCAATACAGGGATGAGCGTGTATGTGAATGCTGCGCCCTACATTCGCCCTTCAAACGGGGATTGGCGCTTTTTCGGTGGCGATACCGTCCTATTGACCGCCCCTTCCTCTGGGCAGCACCAAATGGCTGTGGTGGTCATAAATACAGAGACAGAGGCGCTGGAGATCGTCACTAACACGGCGATCACGGGCAGCAATAAGGACGACTTCGGCTATGACACGATAGACGCTATGACGTTTTCGCCTGAACACCTCATTTGTGGGGCTGTCCATCTGTACGGGGGGCAAACGGATGTGGGGGAAAGTGACATCTATCGGGCTATCGATGGGCGTGTCCTATGGCATCCAAGCGCGGCGTTCTACCGCGTCTATCGTGCCTCGGCAACCACGACGGATACTACCGTGACGACGTTGGCTAGTACAGCGGTGGGGGTAGGTCAGATAGTCACCATACGAGGTATCGTGACGGCACTCAGGGATGATGCATCGGAGGGTGTTGGCGGATCATTTCTGGCAGTGGGACGGCGCGGAACTTCAGGGGACGTGGCTCTGGTGGGTAGTGTTGATGTATCGGTGAAAGAGGATAGTTCGGGGTCACCCTCTTTCACCGTTGACGCGGATAGCGCCACTCAAACGATACGTGTGCGGGTCACGGGGGAAACGTCTAAGACGTTTGTGTGGCGCACACAGTACGAGGTACTACCTTCGTAGGTTATACTACCCACTCGCATCCGACCAATTCGGTTGTATTCCCCCACCATCGGAATACGCTGTGTACAATGGTCACAGCGCGATCATTTGACCCGCCTGACCCGAACTTCAGGGTGATGGTCAACCGCCCCTCACCATGAGGATTGCGGGTCGCAACCAGCGCCGTCCCCCTGTGAGCGACAACGCGCACCTTGCGCTCCTCCCCATCCCCAGATACGTGAGGGTCCGCACTTGATTCGCTTAAGCCCACCCCTACCAGCGCCTTCGCCATCGTCTGGGCAACTGCGGCGGGTACAGAGGGGTCGGTCAACGCCCAGAGCGCGTAGCCAGTGATCGCCTTCAACGAAGGTGCAGCCACCCGAACCCCCGCCAACAGGGTATCTACACAGACTGGCGACCCGACGAACGTCACGCTTTTCAAGCGCCCGCGCCCCGCCAGTTGGCGGGCGAGTTTACGCCACCCTTCCGTTGCCCCCCTCCAGGCGGCGCGGATGTGCGCCATCACCTCTGTGTCCGTCGGCACGCGGTCATACATTGGCGCGCTGGCAGCCCAGAACTTCAAGTGTTCGGCTGTGAACACCGCTGGATAGATGTAGGTCACGCTCTCTGTGACGCCTTCAATGCGCACGGTTTCCGACCACTCGCTGAACGGATCAAGGTCGTCCCTTTGTGCGACCTCGCTGAATTGAGCGGCGGTGCGGGTCATCCCATTATCCCAATTGAGTACCTTGATAGACATTACTTGGCTCCCTTCGGGGCAACAAAGGTATAGACATCGGAAGATTGCATGTACATGTACACGGCACCCATCCCTGACAGCGCCTTTGCCACGCTGTGATGCAGGTCAGGGTACTCCGTGTCCATCGGGAAATCGCGGTAATTGAACTCAACTTCGTAGAGAACCACAGCTTCCGCGTTCTCCTTCAGCCACGCGGTCTGCTCAGAGGTTTCCCCGCTACCTACGAGCAGGAAGGCGTTGCCATCCGGCTCCCCACCGTTATCATCGAAGGGGTGCCCCTCGCACAGGTCGGTGAATTCCTCGGTCTTGCGGGCGGGGATGCACCAGCCGGACTCGATCACGCGCCCCCCAATGGAGGTCAAGAGACGCGCCACCAACTCGGCGAGGATTTCCTCCGGCTCACACTCCAGCAACGCTTCGGTAGGGAATACTTCCGGTGCGACTGGCATGGTGAAGGGGGCGGTTACGACTTCGACCTTCTTGATCTGCTCATACGAACCAGCCCACTGATAGGTACGGGTCGGTTCCCCGCCGTCCGCCTTCGGGGTACTGACCGAGTTCATCACCGCCCGTAGCAGGGGCGTCTCGCCCGCTACCTTCAAATAGTCGGCAATCATGCCGACGGGGATAACGCCAACGACGTAGGTGGGCGCTTGCCCGCCATTTGCCTTGAGGACTTCCTCCCACGCATGGGTGCCGGACTGAAAGGTTAAGGCATCCCCCGTGAGGGCGACGTGTTTTGACGCCTTACCAAAGAACAACTTTTGTTCCTTGGAGGGTTGGTGACGGGTTGCCCAGACGACGGTAGTTACTGTTTTCATGGCGTTCGTTCGCCTTTTTGAATTCCCCACTCATATTTGGCGGGGTGCTTTGTTCCTTTAATTATATGCGTAAAAAGTAAAACCGGAAATCCCTCTCATAAACGTCTCATGAACGGGGTATCCTGTGCTACAATGAGGGCAATAGGCTTATAGCATCTGGGGGACTTATGCCGCTACCTGAGCTAATCAATGCAGCAGTAATCGTAGGCTATGGGGCAGGGATACCGATAGTAACGAACCTTGTTACGGGCGATCAAGATACGTTGATTGCCAGCATGGTGATCACCCTCGTGGTAACACCTCTTTTGGTATCCCTTAGCCGGATGGTAAATCGGTTGGGGAGGAACACTGACGCCTTGCACCAGTTGACGGTGACGATACTAAAAACCAGTGAGGGGAGCCTGCGCTCAATACGTGAATTGGCGGACAGAAATGCGGCAAAAACGGATGAACTCATCAAGATAGTGCAAGCCAAACAAGGCTTCTTACGGCGCTTGTTTGGCTTGTAGCACGCTCTACAGACCGCGTTTAGGGATGCGCGAGACATCAATCCCGCGTATAGACTTGGCGGTAGATTCCAGATCGGTAAGGATACTCTGTAGGGCAGCAATCACTGCGGCGCTGTCCTCCTGATGGTCGTCACTGACAGCTTGAGTGAGCATGTCCGTGTAGGCGGCGATACAGTCGGTAATCGCGGACAGCAGGGCGCTCTGGGCGTTCGGCAAGCTCATCACGGTCAGCTTCTCAATGAAGTCCGGCGGTAAATCCAGCAGCGTGGCGATCTTCGTGAATGCTTGCAGGGTATGCGATACGGGCGCGTCACGGTAGGGGGATGGAAACAGATTGATCATGGGCGTCACCTTAAAATCGTCCGCCTTCAGCGGGGTCTTACGGAATGAGTAGAGTAACCGGACAAAACGGGCTGTAGCCAACTTGGTCACTGTCTCACCGAAAATTCGGTGAAGTTCTTGACAGTCGCCTACCGTAAAGGCTTCCGCACCAAGTGGCTCAATGAGAATAGAACCCGTGTCCGACCACGTGGGGGCGTTACGGGTGAGCTTAACAAAGGGCAGCATGGTGTAGGAGATGAGTTGGGCAAGGATCGCCTCGCCTTCCGCCAGCTGTTCAACTGGTAGCGCAATCTGTGCTAGATGCGCACCGATCAGTGATTCAAAGTCACTCATTTCCGCTCCTGTCTGAACGAAATGTCCGCTAAGTTCTTATAGTAATTCCCTGTAGGATTGCCGCTCTTGGCGTCTTTGATGGGGTTGCCGTTGACTAGGGTGAGGTCGCCCCACATCTCTGCGCTTTGCCCAGGTGGCAGACTCGTCAAATCAAACCCCGTCTTTTCTGAGACAAGACGCTTATCTGCCTCCCCCCGCACGGTATAGATGGGGTATTGCATGTATTCCTCAGGAGACCAAAATTGATAAACGAGTTTAGTCACGCCGCCCTTTCTAGACTCTAAAGTAGCAACGATCTTATTGAACACCTTGCGCTGTTCCGTGACTTCTGCGGGCTGTGTCGCAGCCTCAGCGTTAGGGGCGGGGGTAGGTGGCGTATCCTCTAGATCGAGAGCAACCAGCCGAGGCGCGGAGGTCTTATCGCCCTTATCGGTATCATCGGCGGATGCTGTGGACGGGTGCTTAAACCACGTCACCGTATCTCGTCCGTCCTTCACCGCGCCGAAGGACGCGATTGCATCGTCCTTCACAACGTGACGCATACCTTCTAGCGCCTCGAAAAGGACGTTTGCTACTTCGGCGGCAACGGCACCGCTACGCACGGTGAGAAGAAAGCTGAACCCGTTCACCGTGATCTTGGTCGTTGCGCTAACAGGTGCTTCGGTTTGGTTGGTCATGGGTAGTGCCTCTACTTTCGCTAGAAATTCCCGATGCTCTTCAGGCTAGATATGTTCGTAGTCTTCCCGCGTTTTCACCACATGCTCCTCCAAGCGGGGTAGTGCCGCCAAATGTCGGCTATTTCCTCAAGTGAGGAGTACACATCTGCCACGTACAAAAACCGGGAACGTTTGCGCAACGCGGTGAGGGTGTAGTAACGCACCCGCACGTACTCCGCATCCGCGTAGGGGTTAACCTCTGGGTCACAGCAGATGAGACCTTGTACCTCCCACATGGCGACCTCATTGGGTAGGATGAATCCCGTCATCTGCCAGACATCATAGCGATCCAGCATCCCGAACTCGGCTGGACGACGCTCATGGGTGACGGCGCGGATCGCCGTGTAGCGGGTCGCCCCCGCTACACGGGTGTAAAGATGGTGACGATAACGTTCAATAATGTTCATGGTGATACCTTTCTTCGCCAATTGGCGAAATCTGTCCGGACTAGGATTGTTCCGGTGACTGCGGGCTACTGTCCGTTCCCGCACTACTCTGGGCTTTCTTAGCCTGTGCCGCAGTGGTATGCCCGATCCCTAACTTCGCCGCCAGTTCCCGTGCGGATAGCGCCATATCGTCAGGGTTACTAGCTAGGTGGGCAATCGCCTTATGTAACTTCGGGGATACCGTCCGTCCGCTTGTCTGTCCGTCCACTCTGTCCGTTTTGTCCGTTTCATTGTCCGTTTCGGGCGGACGGACAGACAGTACCTGATCGGACAAAGTGGCGCTCAACGGGGCAACGGCGAGACTAGCCCCGCCACCCACAACGCTTGACGCCCACTTAGCGGCAGCCGCTGGTGTGACTCCAATGTGCATAGCGGCGGCTTGAAGGGCGCTGAACTCAACTTTAGATCCTTCCTCTTTCCAGCGCTGATCGAGTGTCGACCCGCCGGATCGCCGCTCCAAAAAGAGGGCAGCCAGCCCTTCCCCCGCCACCAGCGTACCGATGGGGATGAAAAAGGCACTTAGCACCGCAATAAGGAGGATCACTTGTGTGGGGAAGGGGAGAGAACCGTAGCGCCCTACAAGGTCGGCTAGGGAAAGTGCTTCCAAGCCAACGCCGTGCATGGCAGCCGTAGCCGCTCCCGCCCCGTTGACGGCGAAGGAGACGATGATCAACAACATCTCCATAGCCCAGAGTGTCTTAGGGACACGCTCTTGGGTCTCCGTTGCCTTCTTGCGCCGAAAAGCAGCGTAGAGCAGACCAAACTCAACACCTAGCGGGGCGATCATGCCCACGACAGGCGTGATTGAGTTGAAGATCGCCGCCGTGTGTGGGGCGGACAGGGCAAAGAACACGGCGGCAACGATCACCAGCCACCAGTGAACGGACGCGCCGATCTTCTCTTGGACACCGATCCGTTTCGCCGTGTGTTCCTCCCACGCCGCCCGCGCTTCCGCACGGACGACTTGGACATTGATCTGAGAAAAATCATTCTTCATGAGGCATCCCCCCCCCGTCCGCTGACTTGGTAAGCCGCTCCCATAGCCCTTGCTCTGTGGGCAGTTCCTCCTGTATCCATACCCGCAACTGATCGAGGTGATACATGACCCACGTATTGAGGACGGCTGGCGGCATGGCGCTAGAGCGCTCTACCCTCCGAAGTAGTTCTTGCAGCGCCCCCTTCAAGGTACTGGCGGCGGGGGCAGCACCCTGACTTAGGCGGCGGTCTTGCGCACCTCGCACCGTGTCCGCTGCCTCCAGCATCTTAGCGAAAGCAAGGGCGTGTCCCTCGCCTGTGCCGGAAAGATGGAAAAGACACTCCGCTAAACGAATGCCTGTCCATTTATCGAAAACGATGAAGTTGTAGGCACCTACCTCCCCACTGTTCCGCATGGTGCGCTTCTCAAACGAAAGGCGGTAATCCCCCAACGTAACCGCTGGGAAGTCAGCCGTCCGTTCCAGCGCCAATTCAAGAATATCCGCACTGGGGAGGATACCCACCCCAACGAGCCACTCGCCTAGAGCCTTGCAGTCGGCTCCCCACCCCGCTTTGCGTGCCGACCACGCCTCATCCGCACGGCTGGCTTCCGCCACTCTGCGCTCAGCTGCCAGAGCGGTCAATCTATTCCGCCATTCACCTGTCATTGATAACCCCCTTCACTTTTCCGATAGTCTAAGTGTAAAGGCGCAAGGCTAAGATTTGGATGAATGTTTGATGAATGATACGCCTATATCGTGGAGAGGGGTGACAACCAGCGAGACAGCGCTCCAACGAAGGTTTCCCAAGCCGCACCCTAGTAGGGGGCTGACAACGGGGACAGTGAGGCGATAGGTTAGCGGCGCTAACATACCCCCCAAGCGCATCCGGTAGAGGGTCTCGCCCGCCGCTACGCGCATCAGGGGCAGGGATGCTTGTGCATCAAGCTGCGTGTGCGCGGTTGGAAAGAATATCAAGCGGTCTGCATGAGCGATCATGACGAATCCCGCATGAGTCCCATTGGCGATATGGGCATGGTAGGAGCGACATGCCCCAGGCGATACTTTCAAGGCATCCGCCGCCACCCCCGCCTTGAAAGCACCTTTCAAATTCACGGGGACAATCACATACGCGCCCCGTTCATGCTCCCGCCAAATATCGCCGTGTCGGGTGGGGATGTTCATAGTGTCCGTTCCCTATCTACACACTCAAGAATGGCATAAATTTGTTCTAGAACGCCTAGGGGGTCTTCCATGCTCACATTGGTGGCGGTAGCCACCCGCCACCCAAGACCGAGCAAGGCATTGTTCTTTCGAGCATCCCGCGCTTGCCCTTTAGCGCGGCTGTGCGCCCCGCCCGACCACGTTCCTCCTTGTATCTCCAGTCCTACCTTTGCCTCTACCCAGGCAAAATCCAGGCGATAGGTAGAGACTGCTGTTTGCAAGGTATATTCCTGAGCAAAACAGCGAGAGTTAAATCGCCCTATCTTTATTCCGCTGATTTCCAACGCCACGCGAAATGTTGCTTCTAATGGCGATTCTAGCCCCGCTATACCCCTTTGCTTATCCAGCAGGCTACCACCACACCTAGTACACGTTTTTGAACGAAATTGCGCCAAATCGTCATTGGCGCAGCGGGAACACCAAGTCAGGCGTCTACTGGTCAACATGTGATTGTCCCCATTCCTCCTGTATCCGTTCGATGATAGAACCCAACAGAGGGTCACTCGCATAGTGTTCTTTGAACTCTGGGAGAGTAATCCAGAGGCTACCTAGCGCCACCATGTGCGTAGAACTGTGCCGAACGACGCAAAAGGCGGGATACCAAGACGTTTCTCCAAAGAAACGCAGGGTGCTTGTACGGAGTATGATGGACTGATCCCAGGTAGAGGCGTGCAGGATCGCGCCTAGCAAAGACGCATCAGAAAAATCAGTACGCTGCAAATTTGCCCTTGTCAGGTCGCAGCCTTGCATATCGGCATGGGCGAAGGTTGCCTCACCTAGCGAGGCTTCTCGGAGGAGGCTTTGACGTATGTCCGACCAGCGGAAATCGGCGCGCTTCAAGTTCGCTTCGGAGAAGTTTGCCCGTAACCGGACACCGGAAAGTGTCACGCTATGCATATCTGCTCCGAGGAAACTCGGCATAGCATCTTTGTCCCCCCATCGGATAAAGCGCATATCCGCATTGGGCAAGAGAGTACGCCGGAAGGACGCGCCAGCCAATTGTGCGCCGCGCATAGTGACATCGGTCAGGTCGGCATCATCGAAACAAGCATTCCGTAGATCAGCCCCATCAAAAGTAGCCCCAGCCAATCTCGAACCGCGCCATGAAGAACCGCGCAAGTCTGCGCCTTTGAATATCGCACCTAGTGCATCTACACGAGGGCATTCGCAGCCCGCCAAGTATGCGTTGGTAAGGTCGGCATGGGGGACTATATCGTACCCATTGGCATTCATGTTTCTATCCTTCTCTAGCCTTGCATGTCGGAGAATTTGGTGAGGGCGGGTGTATAGAGCAAGCGGAAGTTCCCCATCCGTCCGTTGCGCTGTTTTAGGATGCTGAGCGTTAGCGGGTAACGGGCAGCCTCGGAATCTGTCACCTCTTTATCTGGGGGGCGAATAGCGATCACAATGTCGGCAGCTTGTTCCAAGCCGCCCGAACCGCGCAAGTCTGACAGTTGGGGGGTTTTGTCGGCACGGTATTCTACTTGGCGGCTGAGTTGGGCAGCGGCACAGACATGGACATTGTGGGTAAGGGCAAGACCCTTTAGCTGTTGGGCAATGCGCTCCAGTTCGGTGTTTTGGTTATCCGCCTTACGCCCTCCCTCGGAGCTTCCTATCAACTGTAGATAATCGATGAAGACGATATCGATGGGCTGCCCTTTTCGTTGGAGGCGGGAAAGGCGACGGGAGATACTTTGGGGGGTGATGTGGCTAGAACAGTCCAAGTCCCCCGCTAGTAGGTTAAGCCGTTCGGCGCTGGCTAGGAAGGCGTCCCACTGGTCTCCCGTCAGGGATGCGTTCCGTAGGGCTGAGATAGATACACCAGAGTCAAGGGCATAAAGGCGGGTCATAACGGCATCGCTGTCCATCTCTAACGAGAAGAACACGGCACGCCCCTTGTTGAACAGGATGCGGTGCATCATGTTCAGCATGAGCGCCGTCTTTCCTACGCCAGGGCGGGCGGCGATAAGGGAGAATTCGCCCTTCGCCAGCCCATTCGTGAAGGTGTCCATCCCCCGATAGCCGGACGATATGCCCGCCATCCCGTCAGGGGATTTACTGCGGCGCTCTAGAGCGTCCTGATAAGCCTGAGATGCGTTTCCTATCGAGGTGAGGGTATCTGTTTGCTTGGCGTCTAGAGCGGCGGTGATAACCCTCTCAACCTCGGCATATACGGCTTCAAGATCACGGCTGCCGTCATTCACGAGACTAGCGATCTCGGAGGCGGCTTTGAGCAGTTTCCGGCGGCACGCCGCTCTCTCTACGAGACGGGCATAGGCTTCCGCATAGGTGTGGGAGGGGACACTGTTCAGCAGTCCGGTGAGGAAACTGCTACCCCCCACCGTATCAAGAGTGCCGTTATTGCGTAAGCGGCTGGAAACGGTCAGGTAGTCAATCGTCTCACCCTTCTGATAGAGCGCGAGCATAGCCTCCCACACCCACTGATGCTTCAGTTCAAAGAAATCGGTAGGGGCTAAGAAATCGGCTAGGGTAGGGAAGTCCTCGGCACTGATGAGCATAGCTCCCAGTACGGCTTCCTCGGCTTCGACACTATGCATGGTCATAACGATACCTCCTTACGGCACGAACACCAACTACTAACGGGGTGGGGACTACCCTCTTGGATAGTATCCACCCAACCGCTGCCACCACACTGGGGGCAGTTCTTGTCTGGGATGCTTCGAGTGAGGGGAGGCAAGGGGGGGCTGGCAGCTTCTTGTGATTGTCGCCATTGCACCCATAGGGAGGGGATGAAGGCGAATGACCGCAAGGGGCGGTGAATAGAAACTTCTGAGGCAAACCGCGCCACGTCCGAGGCAAGGGCTTGAAAGTCCAACTGCCCCTTGTAGGCAAGGTGCTGGCGGAGGGTCTCCAATTCCAACAACCCTTGCATCCCCGTCTGACCGTGCGCCAATTGGGCGGCTTGCGGAAACAATACCCCTTGCAAGGCAGAGTCCTTAACGCCCCAAACATGGCTGATGAGGGCGACAAGGAAGGGGTGTACAGCTTCCTTTGAGGGGTGAGCAAGCGGGTAGCAGGTGGGGCAAAGAGCGCTAATTTCGCCGTTAGAGGCTTTCCCCCCGATGTGCCAACCTTCTTCACGCAATGCCTTGCGGAAACCTTCAGCGGTCTTCCCGCATTCACAGCGAATGGCGATCAGTTGCGCATTGCTTTTCTTTGCCTTTGCCTTTTTCTCTTTCGGGTCTTGTTTTGGTGAGGACGCGGATGCGTCCTCAAAAGAATATAATTCGTAAGAATTATATTCTTTATCTATGGAATAAATCTCTGTATATGGAATCCGCAACTTGCGGGAAGGACTATCCGCAGTTTGCGGATTCGGCATACTTTCCGCAGTTTGCGGGATCGGCTCTCTGACTGCTTTAAGTGCGGTCATGAAATTTTCGGGATGAAGGCGCAGATGGAGAGTGGTTTTTGCGCCATAGAGGAACACTTTTTTGATGAGCAGCCCGCGATCTACGAGGCGCTGGACAATCCGTTCAGCGCTGCGGGCGTTGATCCGCAGTTCTTCGTACCATTCGCCATGTTGGCGGGCGAGCCACAAGTGTCCTTCGTGTTCGATGGTGAGGCGGGGTTTACCGCGTTCGTCGCTGCCCGACCAATAGACCACCTGATTGAGGATAGCCGCCTCGTGGTAATCGCCGTCGCACATATCGAGGTAGACAGAGCGGATGATGATGGGGCGTTCATCGTAGAGGGAAACGTTTTGGAGAAACTGCTTAAAGGCACTTGACATGAAAAAACTCCAGTGTACGGGTCTGACCTTGTACTACCCAAACACGACTTGATAAATCGGTGCGGAACGACTTACCAAATAGCACAAAGTCAGACTCTCACCCTGGAGTCTTGGAGTGTTTGGTATGTCCTTGTCACCGCTTCCGCAAACGGGGGGGGGTTGAGGGGACGAGAATGCCGTGAACGTCCGCCAAAACCTCACCCACTACTAGGATACGGCACCCTTGAAGGGAAGTCAACTTTTTGCCTTATATACCAGAACACGCACGGGCGCATCTGGAAAAGGTGCTAAATTGGCGAGTGCTTCTAGTACCAGCGCCATATTTCCGGTGAAAGAGAACAGGATACCGCCATTATCGGCGGCGATATGCGCCTTTTGCCGCATGAGTAATTCATGAGCTTCAGCGCTTACGGCATGGACGATGGGCGATTGTTCGCCAAGTGCATCTGTGACCACGCCACCCGTAGCGGCAACTTCCTCTATCACGGCGATAGCCGCCTTCACGTGGCGGGCGGTGACTGCCCCCTGACCGCCCGCCGCCATAACCGCCGCGTTCCAAACTAAGCGGACTTGTTCGGGGTTATCCTCCAGTGAGGCAAGGGGGCGTAGCACACTTTCAGGAATGGCGGTAACGTCCCCGTTAGCGCTGATGATGGTCGCCAGATCGCCCGCTTTCAGTTCCCGATAGGCGGCGGAGATAGACTTCCCCAACCGTTCGCTTGCCCACACCCGCATCGATGGGTAGCCTAGCGCCCGCCAGCCTTCACGGTCACGGAAGGCGATCAGCCCATCCCGCAGGTTGTGGGCATGGGTGAGGATTGCCTCCTCTGCTAGACGCGCTTCATCGGCGTCCATCATGTCCAGTGGCGACACGTCGCTACTCATGGACTATGGCGGGTTCTACAAGCTGAAGGTCGCCACGTGCAATAGCCAAGATCATAGCGTTCACCCCGCCGTAGGTCGCGGCAGCGCTCTGGAGCGCGTCATAGAGTTCATACCCGCCCCCATTCCGTGTCCCCATGTAGATCGTGATATAC